CTTGAGCTGTCCAACTATTTGTTCCTCCAGGCCAATTCGGCTAAGGATGCTGACATTCCGATGCCTGAGCCTCTGGAACGTCCCGGACAACCTAGGGACGGGAAGCCAGAGCCCCAAGAGGAGTTTGCCAGTGGTCAGGAGTTGGCTGCGTGGTTCAACCAGATGAGTAACCTTTAGGAGGTCCAATGGCTTCGAATGGTAGTGGTCGTGGACCGATAAAGGTTGGAAGCGGCTACATCGACGTATACCCCAAGCTCAATCAGGAACAGCTCCGGAAGACCCGGGCCGACCTTGAGAAGCAGATGGGGGCCGCCGGTAAGGCCAGCGGAAAGGCCCTCTCCGAGGGCATCACTACTCAACTGGCCACCATCCCGAAGAAGGCTGCTGAGGCCAGCAAGGCTGCTCAGAAGGAGATCACCAAGGGTGCTCAGGACTCCAAGAAAGTCCTGAAGGCCATTGAGAAGGAGATCACCAAGGCTTACGGGGAAGAGGCCGGCAGGCGCTTCCGTGAGGCTGCTGAGCTGGAGAAGAAGAAGCAGAAGTTGCTTGACCAGACCTCTGCCTCTACCCGTAGGGCTCTTCAGACGACTGTCCGGGAAGAGCAGCAGGCGGCCCGTAACGCTGCCAAGGCGTGGGAGACCGCGGAGCGGGAGCGTATCCGGCTCATTCAGCAGCGGGAGCGAGAAGCCGAGAAGGCAGCTCGGGACCAGGCCGCGGCTGAGCGTAGAGCTCAGCAGCAGATCCGTGCCGAGGTCCGGCAGACCATCACTGAGATGCGTCGGGCTCGACTTGCTGAACTTCAGGGCCAGTTGGACGCTCAGCGGGCTCAGGCTACTGCCCTCCGGAACAGTCTTCGAGACTACCGCCGGCAGATGGACGACCACACCCGCGCCGTTGGTCGCAGCCTGACTGGACTCCAGTCTGGATGGAAGCGTCAGGCCGAGGCGATCGAAACCCTCGGTACGAACGTGACTGAGGCTGGTCGGCTCGTTACGACGAACCTGCTTGCACCTCTTGGTGCCGTGGCAGGGATGCTGACCACCATCGGTGTGAAGTCGGCGGACATGCGAATCCTGGGTCAGCTCGGTCTTACTGCTGCTGGTGTCTCTCAGAAGACCTCCGCGTCTGAGATGAAGAAAATCCAGCAGTACGCCATTGCCACCCCTTTCAGCATCGACACGATGCACGAATATCAGATGAAGCTCATTCGCTCCATCGCTGGTAATGACAAGCAGTGGTACGACCCGAAGACGAAGGCTCAAGCCGCCAACCGGGCCGCGGGTAAAACCTCGGACATCATCATGGCCGTGGGTGACACCATGGCTCGGGCCGGAAACCTTGATCCCAATATGTTCGCCAGAGCCATGTATGCGGTTGACCGCATCATGGACATGGACAAGGCTCCGACGCGGAACATCAACCAGCTCGTTCAGGCAACTGGTATTCCTGCCGGTGAGCTTGCCCAGATGTTTGGTTTCAGCTCAGCCGGCGCCTTCTGGAAGCAAGTTGGTACGCCTGTTGCCAAGGGTGGCGGTATCTCCGGTCAGGACATGATTGACAACCTGCTCCGGTTCTGGGACCCCAAGTATTTCGTCATGGACCCGAAGACGGGTAAGCCGAAGATTGACCCCAAAACTCGTCAGCCCATAGTCAACCGTGAGGACCACAGCTCCGAAGACGGTTCCAAGGGCTACGGCGAGAAGATGACCGCAGCCACCATCTCCGGTCGTATTCAGCAGGTCAAGGAACAGGCTCAATTCTCCCTTGGCTCTCTGTTCGCCAAGGAGAATCCCAAGACTGGTGAGTACGAATACACCAAGCTGGGCGAAGCCATCATGGGCGAGAAGACACCCGTTTACAAGCAGGACAAAAACGGGGGTCAGTACGTCTCTGGATACGAGTACCGAGGTGGCCTGCTCAATCAAATCCAGGAGCTTGGTCGGGATCAAAAGGGCAACATCATCACCCTCATCAAGACGTCCCTTGAGGCCGCCTCCACCTTCGTCAAGCAGCTCCAGAGCATTTCTGACTGGCTGGAGAAGCATCCGGAGGTGAAGAAGGTCTTTGCCGATCTGGTGAAGATGGCTGCGGTGGCTATGCCATTCATCATCGCTACGGGCCTGATCACAAAGACCTTTGGCAAGTTGAACAAGATACTTGCCCCCCTCGTCACCAAGCCTATCGGTGCAGCCATCAAGGGTGTTGTAGGCGGTACCAGGATCGTCCGGCAGGTCGCTGCTGGTGCCCGATCCCGCGGTGAGGGAAACGGCTTCCTTCAGGGCTACCGAGACCGACGCACCGAGCTTCGCGGTGGAGATGTCCGCGGGCCTATCGCCCGTACTCGGGACCGGATCACTGGTGAAGATTCCGGGAGGAGTCAGCTCACTCGACAGATTCGGGACACTGAGGACGCCATCCGGGACACTGAAGCCCGGATGGCTGAACTGCAACGCCAGATTCGGGAGGTCAACCGGACCTCCATCAGTCAGTTGGTGGACCAGTTCGCCGGATCGTCTGTCGGTGCTGGTGGTGGAAGCCTCCAGGGTGCCGCACGCACCGCCGGCACTTCTGTGAACGACACTCAGAACCAGATCCAACAGCTCAACCGTGCAAGCCTCGGAGATGTCTCCCGAGAGGTTACGGGCCTGAAGGAGACGTTTGACGACCTCACGAAGGAAGTCAAGAACTCCAAGGAGTCCGTAGGCGATCTGGCCGGCAAGAAGCTGACTGAGCTGAAGGTCAACGTCGATTCCACCCACGGCACCTTCACCGACCTGAAGAACAAGATCGATGACACGTCCCACTCCGTTGCCGTTCTCGACGGCAAGAAGTTGGGTACTGTCCGAGTTCAGCAGATTGAGGCGACCAAGACTCAGACCGAACATCTGAAGTCGTCTCTCAGCGGTGCTGCCTCCGAGGTAGCCAAGCTGAACGGAAAGAAGCTTTCTTCTCTCCGCAAGCAGATCACCGACACCACGTCCGCGGCAAAGAAGCTGGTCTCTGCCATCAAGGACGTTGCAAGCCGTGTGACGGCTCTTGATGGTAAGAAGCTGACCAACGTCAAAAATCAATTCCACGGTGGGAAGTCCAGCCTCTACAACGCGGTGAATGATGTTTACAAGTTGGTCGGCACCACGAAGAGTGGTCTGACTGGCCGTATCACCACGCTGAATGGTCGCAGCCTCAAGGACATCACTGAGCATGTCAAGTCACTGAACAACGCTCTTGACTCTGCCAGTGGTAATGCCAAGTCGCTCAATGACCATCTGGACAGCATCTCCAAGCATGCTCCTGGCTCGTCTGGTAGTTCCAACAAGTCCAGTTCCTCTAAGAAGAAGCGGAGCAAGGCGACTGGTGGTGTTCTCCCGGGTTACACCCCTGGGATAGACGTTCACCGTTTCGTCTCCCCCACGGGTGGAATCCTGGATCTGTCTGGTGGCGAGTCCGTCATGCGCCCGGAGTTCACCGCGGCGATGGGACCTGAGTTCGTCAATAAGGTGAACCTCCTTGCCCGAACCAAGGGCGTCCACGGCGTCCGTCAGGCTTTGGCTCCTATGAAGTTCGCCAGTGGTGGTGTGCTCAGTAAGATCGGTCTGGACGGGCTTCTCAACGCCATGGACAACCTCTCTGTTGGAGAGGACGCTCTTGCAGCAGCCAGCACCGTGCGAATGTACGGGTCCTCTGACGGAATCGGCGGAGACACCCGGCGAGGAATCATGGGGTCTGGCCGGCAAGGGTCCCTCTTCGTGGGCTCGGACATTGCGAAGAAGCTTGATGGCGTCTACTCCTTCATGACCAAGGACATCTACGACCTGATGAAGAAGGCCAAGGTGTCGGGTGGATGGTCTCAGATCATCGGCACCATGGCCGGCACGCTCTCGCCCATCTCGGCGGAGTATTTCCACGATGATGTCTGGAAGGGCAACGGAAACATTTTGGAGCGGGGATCCAAGTATCTTGGAGACCTGTTCTCCTGGAATACCTTGCAGAAGGCATTCAGCAACTTCTTCTCGGGTGGCTGGGACTCCATCAAGTCGCTGTTCTCTGGAGCCAAGTCCCTGGTAACTGACCCGATCGGCTTCGTCTCCGATGGGGTAAAGGGTGTCTTTGAGCTGGTGCAGTCGGAGTACAACGAATTCGTAGACATCACGAAGTCACTGGGTCAAATCTGGGCCAGCCCGGAGGGCTACGCCAAGCAGGTTGCCGGGGACATCTACGAGACTGCGAAGGAGGCTCTTCCCAACCTTGACGGACTCTTCGACTTCAGCGGAGACGGACTCCACTCGGCCTCTCCTGATTTCAAGAAGATGATGGATGACCAAGCCAGCACCCCGGGTGTTGGCAAGGGTGCTGCCCGCTGGAAGCCTCAGGTTCAAATGGTCCTGGCTCAGCTCGGTCTTCCGCTCTCATACACGGATCTGGTGCTTCACCGGATCCAGGTCGAGTCCGGAGGTAACCCGAACGCGATCAACCTTTGGGACTCCAACGCCAAGGCCGGATATCCATCTCAAGGGTTGATGCAGACAATCCCGCAGACGTTTGCGGCCTATGCCGGGCCGTACAAGTCTCGGGGCATTACAGACCCGCTTGCCAGCATCTACGCCGGCCTCAACTACGCAATCCACCGCTACGGTAGTGGTTGGGTAAAGGCCCTTTCTGGAACCCAAGGCTATGCCAAGGGGACCAAGGGGGCCGCCCCTGGCTGGGCATGGGTCGGTGAAGAAGGGCCTGAGCTGGTCAAGTTCTCTGGTGGGGAAACGGTGCTCAACAACCGTGACTCCATGCTCGCTGGTGGAATAGCCAACCGAGGTTACGCCTCTGGCACGGAGAACTCGGGTCTCTACAAGGCCATGTTGGGGAGCACGAGTCAGCTCAACTCGGCTCTGAGCAAGCTGCGAGACCTGCTGTCCAAGGCTTTCTCCGCGGACCTCATCACGAAGTCCAAGCACGGATCACTGTCCAAGTGGCTGGAGAAGGAGAACAAGGATCTCACCTCGGCCGCCAAGAAGCGGGCCGATATTGCCCAGAAGATCAAGGATGCCAACCAGAAGCTCACTGACCTGAAGGAGGAGTCTGCGCAGATGGCGCAGGACATCTCGAATCAGGCTAGTGGGGGAACTCCTCTGGCTGCTGCCTTCAACGGCGGTGGTGGAGTTACCGCGGCTTCCGCTTTGTCTGGTCTGAGGTCACGTCTCAGTGCAATCAACACCTTCAAGGCCAATCTCACCAAGTTGTCCAAGAAGGGCTATTCGCAGGCCATCCTCAAGGAGGTGGCCAGTGCCGGCCTGGACCAGGGCAACGAGATGGCCAAGGCTCTGCTCTCTGCGTCCTCTTCTCAGGTCCAGGACATCACGAGTACCTATGACCAGATTTTCAAGGCGTCTGACAGCCTCGGAAAGTCTGTCTCCGACCAGTATTACAAGGCCGGGGAAGCGTCCATCAAGGGTCTCGTGAAGGGTCTTCAGTCACAGGAGGATTCTCTTGACAAGACCATAGCCAAGATGGTCAACAAGCTTATCTCGACCCTCCGCAAGGAACTCGGGGTAGGCAAGGGTGAGGCAGTTCGTTCGGACATTGCCTCCATTTTCACGTGGCTCACTGGACTCAGCCAGCCGGCCAAGTCCACGACCACCAAGAAGAAGTCCACGAAGAAAAAGGGCTATTGGACGGGAACCATCTCCGCTTCTCCAGGGCTCGCCCTGGTGGGCGAGAGGGGTCCTGAGTTGATTGATTTCCGCGGTGGTGAGCGGGTTTACAACAGCCAGGACACCGAATCCCTTGTGGGCGGGGGCGGCAGGCCCATCTATCTGACCATCAACGAAGCCAAGCACGAGACAACTCCTCAGGCAATCCTTCGGGGTCTCCAGTGGGTTGACTCGATGTACGGCAATCGTCTCTAGGAATGAGGTGGACACATGCCCATCCCGGTTATACGGCAGGCGCCGCCTGTCACACCGCCGACAGGCCCGGTACCTCCTCAGCCGGTAGCGTGGCCGAGGACGTGGGTGTCCATCACAGGTAGGAACGGTGAGGGGGAGGAAATCCCCCTCACTGGTTTCTCTAACTCTCTGTGGCCGGGCATCATCATGATGCCTGGTGCCACGGGTTTGGATGCACCACCGTTCGAGCTGCATGCGGATGACTCCCCCAATCTCGATGGCGGTATCTTCCGAGATGCCAGGGCGGTAGCCAGAGAGATTATGCTGCCGATCTACCTCTATGGGATCGACCGGCGGACGATCCGGGATATGAAGAGCCGGCTGGTATCGTCTCTCAATCCCAAGAAGGGGTATTGCGTTCTCAAGTTCGTAGAGGGCGACTCCACACCTCGGTACCTCCGGTGTTACTACAAGGCCGGTATGGAGGGTAGTGAGGCTCAGGACGATGCCGGCTTCACCTGGAAGAAGTTCGGTATCCAACTCACCGCCTATGACCCCTACTTCTACTCGGATGATGTCCAGGTGGCTCAGTGGGCCTTTGGCAGTGGAACTCCGTTCCTGTCCGACACCAACCCGTTCTTTCCACTGCACCTGAATGTGGGAATCGTCGGCGGATCGAAGGTGGACATCACCAACCCCGGCGACATAGAGGCTTGGCCTAAGTGGGAACTCACGGGACCCATCAAGGCATTCCAGTTCATCAGCCCTGACGGCAAGTCCTTCGGCATATCCGCGTCTGGAGACGGCTCCGATGTGGTTCCGCTGAACCGGACACTGATCATCGACACACGTCCTGGCTACAAGACTCTTCGAGATGACCAGGGCACAAACTACTGGCCCAAGCTCGATTCCAACCCTGAGCTGTGGCCTATCCCAGAAGGACAATCCACGTGCACAGTCAACCTCGTTCCCGGTGCTACCACGGCCCGAGTGAGGGTGTCATTCCAGCCGAGATACGAGGGCTACTGATATGGGCTACAGGATTGAGGTACGAGACAAGAACCTGAACCGCGTGGGGGAGATCGACACATGGATCTCTCTGGACATGAACATCCAATTTTGTGATCAGGGCTCATGGAAGTTGCTCATCAAGGCCGGCACTCCTCAGGCTGACCTCCTGGAGAAGGGGGGCGGGGTTGCTATCTATCAGGATGACGTAGAGACTCCTGTCTGCACTGGGGAGATCGAGACCTTCCAGAAATACTGGACTGTGGAACAGCACTCCGGGGTCGGGTCTCTCTACATCGGCGGGAAGACGGATAACAAACTGGCTTACAGCCGGCTCGCCTTCCCCGACCCCACACTCCCTATCTCCAAGCAGTATTCCTCCGACGTAGACACACGGATCGTCTCGGCACCCGCGGGCGAGCTGATCTGGACTGAGCTTCAGAATGCCCTAGGTCCTGGTGCTCTGGCAGATAGAAGGGTGGCCGGTGTCACCATACCGGCCAAGCCCTCTTTCGGCCCCACCAAGTCAGACAGCCTGCGCTATGACGTGATCGGGGAAAAGCTCTCTACGTGGTGCTCTGACAAGAAAACCGGGTGGCGGCTCGTCTACAACCCCAACACCCGGACGATCGACCTGCTGATATTCGAGCCTAGAGACCTGTCCAAGGACATCCGTTTCTCTCCCGAGTTGGGAAACCTGCGTGAGTTCATCTGGACTCTCTCCGCTCCTACAGTCACCCGGGCTATTGTCGCCTGCCAGGGCGAGGGTAAGGGTCGGTACATCTATCAGAAGATCGACGCCGACTCCGAGGCTGAGTGGGGAATCCAGATCGAACAGTTCATTGACAGGCGAGACCTCCCCATCATCACTGATCCTGCGACGGGACAGCCGGCCAAGGCGTCCCTGGACGTGACTGACCAGGAGTTCCAAGACGCTCTCAAGGCTGTCCAGGATGCTGCTTCCACTGCCCTCAAGGAGGGCGAGAAAAGCGGGAATTTTCAGATTTACCCCATCGACACTGACCAGATCAAGTTTGGGCGGGACTACTTCGTCGGGGACATCGTGACAGTCGCCGTGGACGGCACTGAGTACGTGGACATGGTTCGAGAGGTCAACATCACCGTAGATGACGGAGGAAACTCCGTAAGCGTTGCCCCGTCCATCGGAGAGCAAGGAAGTGGTGACCCTCTGAACCTGTATAAGACCGTATTTGAGATGCGCGAGAAGCTGCGCAAACTGGAAGCGAGGATGTGATATGGCAGAAACTAGCTACCCGTTTGCCGCGGCCTCTGCCGGCGGGGGGTCTCAGCTTGTCTCCCAGCTCCAATGGCAACAGATGGCCCATATGTGGACTGCGGACAAAATTGACTTCCAGCTCGTCAATACCAGCTACAACAGTGCTGACCTCCCGTTCTACTGCACTCGGAACGGCTCGAACTTCGTCATCAACCCTGGTGCTGCTTGGGTTGGAGGCTTCTATTACAAGCTCGACGCTCCGCTGAGCATTCCCGCCCCCACCAACGCGGGTGCCATGCCGCGGATCGACCTCATTGTGATCCGAGCCGACATGGCGTCGGGTTCCGTGAACATCAAAACCGTGCAGGGGCAGCCGTCTTCCGGTCCCGTTGTACCCGAGCCGGCTCCTACGAGAGCCGTGGGAGGGTTCTGGGAGATGCCTCTGTGGGCTATCAACGTGCCGGCCAACAACGGCACCGCCAGTCTGATGGACCGCAGGCACTTCGACGGCCCTGGTGTCACCTACGTCCCCTGGAACCGATCCGGCATCTCTCAGGGTTTGCCGCCCGGCAACTTCACCATCGACATGGACGTCAATGCCTCCTTCGGCATGGAGGAAGGGTTCAGGGGTCAGGACGGGGACATGGTGACCCGGACGCTCGGTAAGCGCCGGTCCTGGACTCCTGACATTTTTACAGTGACCAACAAGCCGTCCGATGCCAACCGGGTTGGGCTGTGGCGCCGTGTGGCTCCGGGCACTGTGGCCTTTACTCTCCAGATCACCAACCCCAGTACGACCGCGGTGACTTCAACGACTGGTATCACAGTCACCCTTCCGGAGAACACGAGCGCGGCTCTACCGACTATTGTCACGGGTCTTCTGGAAAACCTGGAAAACCGGGACAGCTACCCCAACTTGATGCACATCGTTGCGAAGACCTCGGAGTTTGGCGCCGCTATGCACCTCTACACACCGAATACAGACAGCCTCAAGGAGGGTCTGGATCAGCTCTACAAGATTCCGGGTAAGTCCACGCTGACCATCTCCGGACAGTTCGAGACGGCTGCGTTCGAGGGAAGGACGGCTAACCGTGCCTAGAAATCTTTTTGGTGGCTCTGCTGCTGACGTTGCTGAGGACGTAACCGGTGCCCGCGTCCCCGGTGCCAAGGGCACTGTATGGGATGGTCCCTCGTCCTCGGCTACTCAGCTCGTTGACCTCCTGGACTACAACGGTCAGCCCATCCAGGGTCTTACCGCAGACTCTCAGGGGATGATCCCGCACTTCTACGGCCCCGATGGGGTTGACCTGCTGTACGCAGATTTCGGAGCCGGCCGGGTAGCTCTCATCCCTGATGACACGGCCAAGCGGCTCACTGCTCATCAGACTGCGGATGACCCTCACGGCATCAAACCTTGGGCACTCTCCCAGTTCGGCGCCTCTCAGACCGTGATGACCGTGGACAAGCTCTTTGCTGACTCGGTCTTCTACGCCGCACACCGCGGCGGAGGTATTGAGGCTCCGGAGCACACCATGGAGGCGTATGAGTACGCCGTAGCAGCCGGCTTCACCGCTATTGAGGTCTCCGTCCAGGCAACGGCTGACGGGACCCTCGTGTGTATGCATGACACGGACCTGTCCCGGGTCTTTGGCGTCTCTGGCTCTATCAACCAGTACACCTACAACTCTGCTCGGAACACCATCAAGGCCAACCCCAGTGACCTCCTGGGAGCCGGCTGGGGTCCTCAGAAGCTCACTCCCCTGAGAGATGTCCTGGACCGCTTCATGGGTCGTGTGGTCATTTTCCTGGAGCCGAAGACGAACGACGCTTCTACCATCCTCACGGGTGGCTGGCTTCTGAAGAACTACCCGGATGCCCCTAAGAGTGTCATTTGGAAGTGCTACTACACCAATGGCACTAAGTCCTGGGCACAGAGCAACGGGTTCAAGGTGTGGGCCTACACCGACGCCACCACCACGTCAGCGCAGCTTGACGCCAATGACGCCAATGTCGATTACTGGGGCGTCCCTCACACGTCCACTGATGCTCAGATTTCCATGGTGGTGAACCGCGGTAAGCCCGTCATTGTGTGGGAGGTGGCTCGGCGCTCTCAGCGTGACCGCTTCGCCGGCCTCGGAGTCCGCGGCATGATGACTCCGAGTCCTCAGTACATCAATGAAACGAAGCAGATCATCTCCAAGGACAACTTCAAGTCGCAGGTGAAGGCTCCTGGTGACATTGCTCTGGAGAACTACGATGGGAAGTTTGCTCTGAAGTATGACGGCACCGGTGCCGCATATTTTGACTACATGGATCGGGCCTCGTGTCTGATGGGTGCCCTGTCCTTCCCTACGTTCCCCACCAATGGGTACCGAATCCAGTTCGACATGAAGTATGACGTCGTGCCGGCTTCCACGCTTCACGCTGGTATTGCCTTCGGCAAGGTCGCGGATGACTTCTACAGGTTCTCCCAGACCAACACGTCTGGTGGATACCATGTGGCTATCCGTGGTGGAGGGGACATTCAGATCTACAGCCACAACACCTCAGTACCCAACGGGACTCTGCTTGCCCAGGGCACCACAGTGGCCCCTGTGGCTGGTCAGTGGATGACGTTCCAGGCTGATGTGACTCCCACACAGGTGATCTTCCGGAGGACTGACGTTACTCCGGGATTCCAGATCGCCTCCAACGACACGACTTACCGAGGTGGTTATTTCCACCTGTCCGGAGGTTCTGTCACGGACCCGACTCAGAAGCCTTATTGGCGGAACATCTCCGTCACTGCTCTGTAGCAGCAACTCTAGTTGGGCCGCCCCTACCCGGGGTGGCCCTTCTTCATGCCCTCGCGCGAGTCACTTAAGTGGGTTCGTGTTCAAGGGATCCCATCCGGACGACAGTCCCAGACGAGGGGGAGCCTCGCTCTTATGCTCGAAATTCTTAACTACGGAGGCGCCCTCGCTGGAGTGGCCGGCGCCGCCTCTTTAATCGTTGCTTCCATCCGTACCAATGCAGCTCGTATCTGGAAGGAAGAGGCGGAGGCCCAGAAAACGAGAGCCGATCGCCTCTTCGGTGAGCTGGAAGAGGTCAAGGACCGACTTACTGACCTGGAGAACTACACCAAGACGTTGGTGGCTCTACTGTCCACCGTTGACCCGCAGAGGCTCGAAGAGCTTCGCATGCAGAGGGGGCTTTGATATGGCTAAGACTGGACCTCAGCGCTATCCCAGCGCGTCTACCACGGAGTGGTATCAGTCCCGCTGGGGCGGGGACTCCATGGAAACCAATGTGATCGTGTGGCACACCACAGAGGGAACCTCTCTGCCCACCTACTCCAATGGTTCGGAGGCACCCAACTTCACCGCTGTGCCTGACTTCAAGAACAAGAAGTTGGTGTGGTACCAGCACTTTGACTTTGACACGTCGTCCAGGGCGCTCGTGAACAAGGCCGGCGGGGTTCAGACCAACACCCTTAACGTGTGTCAGATTGAGATTGTCGGCACCTGTGATCCGACTACCCACAAGAAGTGGGGTAGCACTCCCCACCTCTACACCCCTGAGCTTCCCGACTGGGCTATTCGGGATCTGGCTGCATTCGCCAAGTGGGCTCATGACAACCACGGTGTTCCTTTGTCCTGTGACGTGAACTTCAAGGCTTACCCGGGTTCGTATGGCTCGAACGGTGTCCGTATGAGCTTTGACAAGTGGAACTCCTACAAGGGCCACTGCGGACATCAGCATGTACCCGAAAACGACCACGGGGACCCTGGCCTCTTCCCTATCACTGCGATCCTCAATGCAGCCAAGGGGACCACTCCCAAGCCTTCTACTTCTACCAAGGAGAACGACATGGCTCTTTCCAAGACCGACCTGGCAGACATCGCGTATGCAGTCAACGCCTACAAGGGCAAGACCGACGTGACCGGTAAGGCTCCGGAGAAGCGGGATGTGTATGCTCACATCCGTGACATGGAAGTCAAGGTGGATAAGGTCCTGGAGCTGGTTGCCAATCTGGCCAAGCGGCTCGGCTGAGGCCGGCTGGTCGGCTCCGCCCGAGTCACTTACGCACGATCGCGCTTAAGGGCGCCCACTCGGGCGCGAGTCACTTACGGGCACTTTCACTCAAGGGTAACCACTCAGATCAGGACGCCAAACCGAGCTTGCTCGACCCCCTGAGCTGAAGTGTTGTCGCAACGGCCGGATTCCCTCCAGCCGGCCCCTCGCTTTCCCGCTCTTGCTTGCTTGTTCTCGTGCCCCCTACCCGCTTTCCACGGGTGAATGATTGAAAGAATGGTCGCCGGCCCGCTAGCCGGCCCTTCCCTGGTTGGGTGATGAAAGAATGAAGGATTGGCTTATCCGCCACGTGGTTCGAGTGGCTACAGTCGTTGCCGCTATGGCACCCGTGGTCGCATCCCTTGTGAGTTCCCTCCCGTGGGAGTACGCGGCCGGTATCTCCGCGGTCATCGTGTCTGCTGGTGAGGTCGCACAGCGCATTGAGAATGACAAGACGTTGGCTGCGTACCTGGAGACCCCTACCGAGTGACCGGGCCTGCCCTGGTCACCCCTTGAGCTGTAGCACGTGGGGACGTGCTACAGGCGCCGGCTGTACCCGGTGCCTACTGGTGAGAGAACGTGTCTCGCCGGCCCACAGGCCGGTGCTGAGGCACAACACGAAAACGCCCCCTGGCCGATGGCCAGGGGGCGTTTTCTTGGTTTCTACCGCAGTACGTATCCCGAGAGATACAGCAGGAGTGCGGGGCCTATGACGGCAGGGGACCACTGGACGGCAGTCCATGCCCAGCTAACCCCGGAAACTCCGATGAGTGCCAGGATGCCATCCCACATCAGCAGGCTAGCAACTATTGCGGCTCCGAGGTGGACACCCTTTGTCTCTCGCATGATCCCCCCACTGTTCAGGCTTCCAGGTCCCATCGGACCACCGTCTCACTAGGGCAGTATAACGCCCCCGCACGGGGCGGGAAACCCTGTGCGAGGGCATTTCTGTTGGCTTCACAGCCAACCCGCCGACAGCATCAGCTCTTGCGTCTCCGGATCATCGAGTGTGTGAGTTGCCCGCTGCTCCGGAATCTCCAGTGAGAGTGTCAGTGGCTTCGGAGTGTCCGGAGCGATTGCCGCGGGAGGTTCAGTCTCCGCGGCCGGCTGTTCTTCCTGCTCCGGTTCGGTCGTCTCCTCCGCAGGAGCTTCAACGGTGGTGAGCCGAAAGATGAGAGGCTTCCTACCCAATCCGCTTTCCGTCTCTCCTGTGATTATCTCTACGTCCTCCATGGCCTTACCCGTGGCAAGGAGACTCGTTGCAGTTGCCCTGCTACCGAGTAGGCGGAGCAACCGAGTTCTGTCCGCCTCCCCGCCCTCTTGGGTGAGCTTTTCCCTGATGAGATCAGGAAGGGATTTGACCTTACGGTTACCGGCCGCGGTGTCGTCCCCGCGAACCAACTTCTCAACACTCCGCATGCTGTACTGCACGAATGCCCACGCAGCATTGATTACGGGCCGGCTGATGGTTGTTCGCATCTCCGAGGCAGTGAGTACCGCGGCAACCCGAAGAATCTGTTCGGGCGTGCGTTCTACGTAGCAACGCAGGTACTCGGGCATTTCGACCATCTTGTCAAGGAACTGCGCTCGGAGATCATCAAACCTCCGGGCAGCATCCTTGCTGAGGGTCATTCTCCGCGGAGTCCTACGCGCCCAATCGTAGGCGTCAGCCAACCCCGCAATCTCGGGGTAAAGCTCTTTGTGTCCATAGGGCAGAACCTTTGAGCCCTGCACCATGACGGGGAGAAGCCTATTGAAGGAGCCGCCCTTAGCGTCCCGCGGCTTGACGTATTCCGACCACTCACCGGGGGTGATATGAGCATGGAACCCAAGCCGTGGCTCATGTACCGTCATGCTCACTTTAGTGGTGGTGTGCCGAATAGTCACACCATCCCAACATGAACGCAGTTTAGATGCGAAAGTCGGGCAACGGTTCTGCCGTTTCAGGTTCTCGGACCACTCTTCGTCAACGATGACGGTTCGGGTGTCTATCCCGCTTTCCGTCCCCTCCGTTTCATCCTGCCGCTCGTACAGGAGCTGGGTAAGGGACGGACCGGAGCTTACTCCGCCGGCCGTACGTGCTTCCAGGAATGGGCCGATGGCTTTGGCGGCCATGGCCGTAGCCACCCTAAGCGCAGTCCCCTTGCGACCGATGGCACTCTCCCCAGCAAGGACCGTCCAGACAATGACGGGCCGGCCGTTGTCCAGGGTGACGTACCCATTGATAGCACTGGACCACAACGCAAGAATCGACGCATAGACGCCGACAGGATCCGCCTCGGTATGAGGCTCCGCCCTCAAGACTGCCTCACCGATAGGCCCATAGCACATAGGCTCGAATGCTTCGAGACTCATGCGTCCTCACTCTCCCCTGTAGGGTCGCCCAACAAACCGATCATCTGTTGCGCTAGTGCTACCTCGTGCTCACGGCACAGCCACCATTCCTTACCGTCAAGCGGTAGGCAGGCTACGCCTTGCCGTGCAGTCTTGTCCTTTTTCCAGCACGCATTGCACGCATTCTCGATAACCACTCTCACTGACAACCCCTAATCTGGTCTGAACTTTCATGAACGCAGACAACCCCCGGTTAAGGGGGTTGCCCACGAACACGAGAACTCAGGCAGTAGTGGTGTACTCAGTCTGAGTGCGAGTCTTCATAAACTCCTGGACTACTGCACTAACAAACAACTGAGTCACCGTAACCGGATCCGCGTATATCTTTGCCGCGGTACCGCAGTCTTGCAGTACTGCGCTTATCGCTTTGCGGCGAAGATGAGTAGTCGGCTCCCATGCTGCGTAGGTTGCTCGCAGCTTCAAGTCTTCTATGTCGTCCGCATACCGCTTCATAAGGCTCATGCCCTCACATCCAATACAGTCCGCGAGAGTGCCAGATCTTCCGCAGTACGCGGTAAATCTCGTTCTCGATACGTTCCCAATCGGCAAGGATGCTGGGGCCGATTGTTAGGTCTGCCTTGCCGGCGGCACGCTTACCGCGGCGCCATTCAAGGGCCCTATGGATTGTCTTAAGCTCGGTTTCCGTCAGCTTCCATACCTGGACATCAGGCAGAGCGAAGGACGGACCCCCAAACTCCCCCACCATTGCCCTAGCAGCGTTGACGTACTCCGTGCCGGCCCAGACATTCTCTTCACTCTGTAGTGCCAGTGCCCTACGGAGTACCGTCCTCACATAGGCAGTGCAGCAGTAGCTATAGGTCGCTACTGGATAACGCTGCTCCTTCCCGTTCTCCCCTTCGCCGGCCCATTGCTGAAGCTCCCCGATAAGTGTCATTGTCTTACTCCTGTCTCGGGACACAAGAAAGGGACCCCGGCACGATGCCGGGGTCCCGCCTACTGTGGTGTGTTCGGTTGTCTAGCAGTGTGCTACTTGCAAGGGTGGCCGAAACCGTCAACACCCTGATAGCAGGCCCCGTCAGTGAAGCCGTCGTTGAAAGCGGACACAGTCACCCTCTCGACTGCCTTACGCTCGTGCTCTTGCATGATGCTGTGTGTCACTCCTACCGCGGCACTGACGGAGATAAGAGTGGACGCGATTACCGCGAGGATCATTCGCATGGTGCAATCTCCTTAGCTGGTGTAAGCGTCGTCACGCTGACAGTCATAAGCGTCCGACTCGCTTTGTCCTACGGCACAGCCGGCCTCTTCACACTCCGAGCAAAGTTCGGGATCCGCAACGTCACTGGACACCGTTACGTTCATGCAGTCTCGGCATGCACAGTTGGTGTATCCGCTCTGTGCCATGGTCAGTAACCCTCCCCGTCGTACACCCAAGAGGCAATCAAGGGCGTTTGCTCGTTGTGGTAGCGAGTTTCCTCGTGCCTCGGGCAGTCCTGCCACGTGATCTGAGTAAGGTGCTGGGCACCGACGTCAAAGATGCAATCGAGAAGAGTGTTGGAGCATCCCTCACAAGCCACAATGCGGTAAGGCACTCGCAGGCAGGTGAAGGAGCCAGGTTCCGAGTTGTTGTGAGCTGCTACAGCAGCTAGAGCCGCATCCCGTGTTTCATACGTCTCTGTCTCGGAGTACAGCTCATCGCGGTACAGGAGGAACCAGCGTTCCGTAGGCTCGGTCATGTTCACTGCTCCCTAGGACCGTTGACGGTGCGGGCACCGCAGTAGTTGCAGTCACTCATGTCCGTGCCTTCAACCCAGGTACCGCCCATGACACGGCCGGGAATGTGAAGGAGCGCCACGTTGTTTGAGCCGCATTTGCGGCAATGGAAACGGGGGTGGAGCCGATAAGGCTCACCGAAGTTGTCAACCTTAAGCGTGTGTTTGACCAGAGATACAGCCACTGCGTGCCTCACTTACTGCTAGAGCCGATAGGGTCAATGC